GAGTTCCCTGTGTGCCCGTAGTTCCTTGTGTACCTGTAGTTCCTTGTGTACCTGTAGTTCCTTGTGTACCTGTAGTTCCTTGAGTACCTGTAGTACCCTGAGTTCCTGTAGTACCTTGCGTACCTGTAGTTCCTTGAGTCCCAGTAGTGCCTTGAGGTCCTGTAGTTCCTTGAGCTCCTGTAGTTCCCTGAGAAGCAGCAGCTCCTGCTGTTCCCTGCGTTCCTAATATTCCCTGTACACCTAGAGTTCCCTGACTTCCTTGAGACCCTTGGGTACCCGATTGAACTTTTGACAAAACCCAAGGCTTCGTGGCAGTTCCTACATTTGTACTACTTAAATATTGTTTTAAACTCTTCGCCATTGGTACTTCTCCGAACTACTGAAAAAGGTTGGAGGGATTAGGGCTCCCTCCGAGCCCGTATCTTAATTAAAGTTTCAAACTCTTAAAAAAGATTAACCACCAGCACCGTTAATGAAGATAACGCCCACTTCAGGACGTATAACCTTCAAACCGTATCTCATGGACATGTATGAACCGACAATCCCGAAACCGGGGTTTGCCTCTTCAACAGTCAGTGGTCTCCTTTCGACGTAAATCATAGGTTTTGTACCCAAATCGAATACTGCGAATCGAGTGGATGGAACCCATGCGTTTACAACTACAGTTAATCCATAGATGGCTCCTACAATTCCAGTTCGTGCAGTCGTTGCGACTGGTGAACCGGGCATCATAGCAGCTGTCGTTGGATTCTGTGCTGCACCTGCTTCTCCCTGTCCTGCTGTGAAAGCAGTTACAAAGTCACCCAAGTCTAATAGGGACTTGTAGTGAGCTGGAGATATGAACAAGTGGCTAGCTGTGTATCCGCGAGTTGCTACCCTGTCAATTCCTGTAGTTACGTCTGATAGAGCGAGGTCACCAGCAGAACCGCCAGCTGCTCGTACATAGGAATTCAGAATCAATCTTGCGTTACTTTCGTTACCGTAAGAGTTGATACGTGAGCTTCCACTGTCGATGTCGCCAGCTACCATACCAGTTCCATAAAATCCAGAGTATGGATTAGATGAGAACGTGACGATTGTTGCTTCAGAGGTTGTCTCGTCAATTGCGACAGTTCCGAATGTAGTGTCAGCAGCGTTGCCACCGAAAATAACCTTAACTATGTTATCGGTCATATGACGGTCTACAGCTCTGCGAGCCTCATTCAAAGCCATCTCAACTTCGTTGAAACGTGAATCTTCAATCATTCTGCGGGTTACACCTACTGCAAGACCCCATTCTTTCACAGCGATACGCTCTGAGCGTAGCTTTGTGTGTTGGTATTGCGGGGTTGTACCCTCGTCTATTTGTTCTAGCTTCATGCTAGGTCTGTTTAAAGTAATATCAATATTACCACCTGTGTCGGTACTCATTGGTTCTGCAAAGAATTGCATAACAGCAAGGTCTGTGACCTTGTAATCCATTATTGCATCTTTGTAATCAATAAGTACTCGTTCGCCAAGTCCGCCATTAACGGACCCAGTGTTCAAGGTTGTGAGTAAACCGGTTGTTTGTTCGACCATATTAATCTTCTCCTATCTACTTAGCCCCACAGGACCTTTTGTAATGTTGCTGCTCCTGAGTGAGCTCCGCTGCTGTCGATGTAGACTCCTACTCCAACTGCACTTGAGCTTCCCGGACCAAGGTTCCCATCTGCTAGGGTCGCTAAATCACCACCGAGACCGATAGTTCCTGAACAATACATGTTCAATACTATACCTTTCCCAGTAATTACGCTGGCTACGTTTCCAGATGTTGCATCTGTAAAAGCGACTCCAAGAGGCATAACATTATCTGCTGCTGCTACTGTGTCTACTTCTCCATCTGCACCCATCGTGAGTGCGTATCCTGCGGTGATTGCGCTACCTGCTGTGAAAGGAATAATCCTTGCTGGTGCACCACCATCGTTTACTAAAATTTCTGTTGCCATTTTTAGTTCTCCTTGATGCCTCTCAAGACATCTTTGTCAAGGGTAATTCTACCATTGACCATTTTGACAGCGAACTTTCTTTCGGTCTCGGGAACGGCTTCACCTTCGTTAGCCTTTCCTTTACCAAATGAACGCTCGACATCTGCTTGTGGCGCTGGTACTATTTCCAGTGCCTCGCTGAATCCAGTCAGCTTCATCTCATCCCATGCGGTGAGTTCTGCGATACGAGCATCTTTGGAATCTTCTTGGACCGTTCCAAATAAAATTTCCTTAGATATAATCGTCTCAACTGCTGTTAGCTTACGAGCCTCAGCTTCCTTTTCCAGTCTCTCTTCCTCAGTCTTCTGATATAACTCAAGTTGTTTGAGTACATCCTTGTACTGAGCTTCGATTTCCAGTTTGGAAGCTTCTGCCTCTTCTAGCTTTACACGCAGTGAAGCGAACTCGCGCTCGACAATGTTCTCTGCATCGGATTTAACATTAGTTTCTACATTTTTTTCTTCTGTCATAGTTACCTCTGTATTCCCGTCTTCGCATTGACATGCTCCGTTTCCATCACAACCGCAGTCGTGATTGTCTTCGGATGCATGCAAATCACATTCCTTATCAATTGTGCATTCCTTACAGACGGGGTCCATCGATTTATTATCGATAAAACTTACCTCCGTGGGACGTAGACTGGTAGCGAATGTATCGCCCATCACATCAACATCGTTGGAAAACCAATCGATGCTCACGTGAGTCATGTCCCCTTCTTTCACTTTATCCATTGCTTCTTGTCCTCTACCATTGTTATTATGAATAGTAGCTAACATTTTCACTGCTGTCTTTCCATTGTCCATCTTAATCAACTGAGGGTCAGTAGCCATGCCGATTAAATCCTCGGTTGTTCGTTGATGGTCTATATAAATAGGGAGGTCGTTGAACAACTCTAGACTGTCCTTCAACATACTTCCCTCAATATAAACTTTTTGTGATTGCCCATCTGCCTCATATTCATGAGGACCGGACGTAATAGCGATTACAGGGAATTCCACGGTAGAAATCCCATCGCTTTCTGTAAGTGTAAAATCTGAATCTTCTGCAACTGTTATTGCAAACGACCTTCGCACTGGTTCCGTTGGGGTAGTTCTTCCAAATTCCCGCTCGACGCCATTTTCCTCGGCCCAGATATTACACATATTCTGAGCTTTCTCATCGTGGTCTTCAAAGCCACGTTTCTTTAGCGATTTGCTAACGGATGTTACACATTTGTTGTAAGTCATTTTCTATCTCCCGTTGCGTTTGCGGACGGCTTATTGCCTCTGTTCTGTGCTCTGGCGCTTTCTTCTTTCTTGTCTGTGTCCTTTCCACCAGATACATTTGCGTTCTTGCTACTCTTAGCAGGTTTTACTTCAGCTTTTCCTTCTGTCGTTATTTCTTCTACTTGACTAACTAAGTCATCCGCCCCCTCAGGGTCAAGACCTCTCTCTTCCCTTACTTCGCCGGGCGACAACACTCCTTCAGACAGATAAATCATATCCGTCTTTGCTTTAGTGAACGCATCTTCTACATTAATTTGTCTAAACTTAAACTTAGCTTCCCCACTCTCTAATTGGGGTAGCAACTGAGAATTAAGGGCTCCTTCTATCATAGTCTGTAAATATCTAACATACGGCTCAAAAATAGGTCGAGCCTTTTCTGGGTCTGTCCACATTGTCTTAGGCACTTTAAGCGCCATATGGATTTTGTCCAATATGTCATCGGTATATTTACCATATTCGAATGCTCTTTGTGTGCCCTGCAATTCTTTGATAACTATATCGTTACCATGAATAATATCTTCACCGGGCTCTAAGGTATTAAAAGCGCTAACTATCTCATTAATCTTATCAGGGCCATAAGGCATGTCTGGTAAACCGCACGATATATCAAAGCGTGATGTAGCATATTTGTTAAGAGCAGCGCCTATATCTCGCTCTGCGTAATCTTTCAAATCTACTAAATAGAGAATGGGATGAATATCGCTTAATCCGTATGCGTAGTCATCAAATTCGTTATTCTTCAGTTCTATTATTTCATCGGCTTCAAATCTAACATTCTCTTTATCAGCGCCT